TTCTAATACTGATCTAATGCCATCTGATAATTCGTATTTAGTAATACCATCAGCTGGTTCAAATAATAAGCCTCTTAAATTGGCTGCTTTTTCTGGTTGGAATGGCCTTTCGTAAAAGTTAGTTAATACTAGATTCTTAACTGCGTTCTTAATAGCAGCATCATCTCGTAATGGGACTATATCTTTTCTGATAGGATGCGGAACTAAGCTTAAGTTAAGATCAGCCCAACCTTTTTTACGCGATACAGTAGAAACTTTTCCTGTACCCGCCGTTTTATCTCCAGTATAATTTGCCATATATCTATTTATACCTCAGGAATAGCTGGAACTGGTACCAAATCAAACTTTGTTGGTATAACAATTTTTGTTGGCATACCAATCAGCTTTAAGAAATCACAAAATGTAAATGTTATCCAGTCTAATAATGCAGATAATCCTATAGCTTCTAAGAATTCTGTAACTAGTTCCATCCACTTTTGGATTAAATATTTAGGCCATTCTTCACCAAAGTTTCTTAATCGTTTTTTAAACCTTTCCATTTTCCCTTCCATGCTCTCTACGAAATCGTTTGGTTCTCCACCTAATAAATCCATAAGTGAAAATCCAGCAATTGATATAGATTCTAGTGTCTTTATAGCTTCTTTGCGCAACGAATCTTTAAGATCATCTGGTGCGCTTTTAATTTGGTTTTCTATAGATTCTATTTTATCTTTTATTAATTGTTCTACATCTAAATCTGTTAATGTAGGAAGCGAAGGTAAAGATAATGCATCCCAAATTGTATCAAACTTATCAATTAAGCCTCCTAATGTATCATGTAATATACCTAATCCACCTTTTTGCAATTGACTCATTACATATTCCCATACAGCTTCAGCTTTCATATCAGCCGATTCAACACCGTATGTTCCATCAAAGGTTTTATACATATCAGGTAATAACGGATAAAATATTTCTACTTTATCTGTAAACTGTTTCTTTATCGTACCTTTATATTCTGGGTCTGAAAACAATTTAATTATGTCAATACTAATACCGAATGGAGGTATCGGTATTTCAAACGATAGTGGTAATATTTTATTAATAATTTCTAGAAACTTAGCTAATGTGAATGTTTGGTATTCACTCATTATAGCATCTATTCTTTTTTCCCATTCAATTTCTGGAATAGTTAGACCAGGAAATACGGGATCGGATATACTTACTGGGAAATTTCCTAATCCGTCTTTTATAGATTCTAGTTTGTCTCTTATAGCTTGGGCTTCTTCTTTAAAACCTTGAAGCTCTAACTGAGCTGGCAAATTAGCAAGTTGTTTAAATATATTAGTAATATCGGCCGGTGTCGGTAACAAAGTATCAGGGCACGGTATTGTAATAGTTGTTTCAGCCATTATGCATTCAGTTTAATATTAGTTGCTACAATAGAAATACTACCATCATGATTCATTGTAATTTTTGAACCAGATGAATGTGTTACACGTATTTCTGGTTGGTATAATAACGGCGGTGTTCCACCATTATCGATCTCTATTAAATGACCACTCTTAGATTTATAAACTTTATTTGTCGTTGATGATTCAGTTGGAATATCTTGTTCACCATCTGTTTGTGTAGCGACTGAACCCAACACCATTGGATCTTGTGCAGAAGGACCATCTCTAAAGAAACCTACAACCCATGAACCAACTTCTAAGTGATGGTTACTACCGTTACCTTTTATTGATGCATTGGTAACTGGCATTACCACTGTTGCCCATGGCAAATCATTTGTAGATACTACTTTCGTATCTTGAGTATGGAATCCTATACACCGAACTTTTACTCTATTTAATTTCATAGGGTCAGTTATATTTTCTATCACCCCCGTAAACCAAGTAAATTGTTGTCCTATAAAATCATCTTCTCTCATTTTCCTTTTACCCTTGTAACTTTAATATCGTAATCTATGTTAGAAGAATCTTTTCTTAAATCTAATGTCGATTGCCATGATTCATTTGCATCTAAAATGTGGTGCATACCATATATCATATAAACACCTGATACGCTTTCGTCTATAGGTTTAGATCCTTTCAATTCTCTGGAGTCCATAGCTTTGCCAATTTTAACTTCTATTTTATCTCCAACTTTTAATCTTGGATCTCCGTTAATATCAATTTGCAATTTACTTGTTTCCATGCAATATTGTTTTTGTATACCCTTTCTTAAATTTTCAGGTATAGGAGAATGATAGTTACCGTACGGAGTTCCAGCAAATGATAAACTGTTTTGTGAAGAATAAAATTTCCTTGCATACGGAAAATCAGCTAGCGTTTTACCTTTAAACTTTACATGATTTCCAATTGGCTTAAATTGCTTACTCTTATTTCCAGCGATCTCATTACTCAAGACAAATTTACCATCGTATCGATACTCGTTATCGGACACAATAGTTTTAGTTGCTATATCAAAATGAGTCATAACAGAACCAAAGGCGCCGTCTGATATATGTTCTAACATGTTTTTAACTTCCGGAACTGCTACTTTTAATATTTGCTTTCTTCTTTGAATCTCGATTGCTTTCGGCTTTGCACCTACGTTTGGACCTATGTTAAAAGGTTTTCTTTCGAATTCAGCTACTATATCTCTTTTAGACAAATCATCAAGTGAAGTAAAGTGCACTTGATTTCTAAATCCTGGGGATATACCTTCATAAAAGAAAAAGGGAGTACTATTTTCAAATGCGTTTCTCATTAACCATCGAATAGCATTAAGTGGTCTTAATTGTGGGTATACGCCTTTTATATTTTTAGATGTTTTTGTATTAATCTTACCGATATACAACGGGTTTATAGCTAAATCTTTTTTAAGGATGTTCTTTACTAATGTACCTATGTTACCTTCAAACTTACGATCGAGCATTGTTAGTTCATTAATGTATGCGTGTTCGCTTACACATAGTAACTGATAAGTTTGCACACCAGGTCCCGGCTTGTTTAAATTAATAATATCACTTATTAGACATTTAAGTTTGTATGCTCTTTTTCCTTCAGGAGTTTTCTTTTGAAATTCTAAAGTAATGTATTCATCACCTTCAATTTTTAAATCTTCTAATATATTATTACCGTCCATAACATCTAAAGCGATTTGTATACTTGAATCAAGTAAGCTTTCTCTTATAGTAATATTAGAAACAATATTTTTTATTTCCAATGACTTAGCTGTATTCTCACTGAACAAACCCGCGGGCGAAAACTCACCGTTAGGCCATAGTCTTATAGATGTTCGTTCATAATAATCTGGCAAATGTTTACGCATTAATTAAAGTCTCAAAAGTTTCTGCAAATTTCTCGATGTGTCTAGGATCTATGATTCTGATTTGAGATCTTTCTTCATTAAGATCAAATAAATAATTTCTATTAGAAATATATGATGGTTGCGCAACGGTTCCTTCTTGAAGAACTAAATTTAGTGTTGCATCATCAGTGGTTGAAAAGAAATTAGCATTAGATACTTGTATTTGAGCATCGACTCCACCTTGATTTTTATAATCGATTTCACTTACATAACCAGAACCACCAAACCAATGATGAGGTGCTTCAGCATAGTCCCATACTTTCCATGAAGATACAGTATCAGTACTAGTTAAACCATTAATAGTTTCTCTGTTGTTACCGACACCATCACCAATAAAGGAACCAGTGACATTCTGAATTATTAATTGATTATTATAAAGATCTTTTTTAGTAAGTGTGCCAGTAGCATTTGAGATACCACCGATAACAGATTCGCCAACTTTAAACCTTCCTGCTAATGAATCTCTGAAATCTTCTATACCACCATCAGTATTATACTTAACGTCGGGTCTTGTTTCTATAGCAACTCCATTATATTCTGTTGCTATATATTCAAATAAATTTTCTTGTGACATTGGCCATACAGAAATTCCATCATGTAAAAAATCATTGACTACAAAAAATGTCCAATGGTAATCTGGAGTTCCATATAACCTTTGTGATACTATGTCTGGTCTTTCACCATTTCTAATACTATAATTTTTATACGCTGCAAGATTATCGATATAATTTTGTACTGGTCTAACGTGTCTAAAGATGTTAACAACATTTTGTATTACACCTTCACGGTTATAATCATAACCAATCTTTGGAAATAAACTAAAATATGACATTATTTACCATCCGGTTGTCGTGCACCACCTGGAAAGGAGAATGGTGTAATGTAGTCATAATGATAATTAGGATCTGCATAATTATCTTCTGAGCCATGTTCGTATAAATCTTCTCTTCGAAGAGCTTTTGATTCTTGGAATGTTAACGCTAAATCTAATTCAGTAGGAGCTCCAGATCTATGGAAAATATTAGTTGCAGAATTAAAGGTTGCTGTCATATTTAATAAGTATGAATACTGAATCATTGGCATATATGAATTTCTGTTTGCCGCTTCTTTATTAATTGATAAGAACTCAATCTTAAAGAGTGGTGGGTATTCTAATAAGTAATCTGAAGAAAATGCCTGCTTAGGATACAAGAACTTTCTAAATGTATTTTCAATTAGTCTAATATCGTCTGATTCTTTTTGTGAACTTGCAACTAATTTAAAACCAAAGGCAAATGATCTAAGATTAGTACCAGCAAAGGTTACATTAGTAAATGGATTGGAAGCTAAGCCTGCAGCCATCATACCAGCTTGTCCAACTGTTCCGGCTTTTCCAGCAGCTTTAGTTGTTGCTGCTGATATTAATTCAGTAAGAGTTTTACCTTTTAAATTACTATCATCATTCCCCCTAGCTACTGCATCAGCCACTGACTCAGCAACACCACCGACTAATCCTAAGTCTGCTTGATTATAACCAGCAGCATCAGAGATTGCTATTCCGGCTGGAGTGTATAAGTATATCTGTTTCTTTTCGTTTAGTGTTTTTCTATCAACAATACAAAATCTAATACATTCTCTGGCTTCAGAACCTGTTGCCATATCACTTGGATATCGCAATACTGACTCACTATGTGGTATCTTGTTTCGTTCGTGCTCAGTCATT